CATCGGCTCCTTTCACTTGGCCAGCGCGAACTTGCCGCGCTCACTCTTGACGAACCGGGACTCCTTGGCCTTGGTCGTGATCTCGCGCGCGATGGCGGAATACAGCGTGCGGTCAGGCGTGGCACCGCCGGGGCTGGTCCAGTAGCCCTTCGCGGCCATCGCCTCGATCATCTCCTGGCAGGTCATCGGCTGGCCGCTCTCGCTCAGCACCCTGGCGGCAGCGTCCAGGCAGCCGACCTTCTTCGCCTTGGCCTCGCCGTCGGTCTTGGCCTTGGCGCTCTTCTTGGCCTTGCCCCTTGCGGCCTTCTTACCGTCGTCGGCAGGAGCCTGGATTTCGGGCTGGGCCTGCGGCGAGCCGTCGCGGTTGGCCGGGCAGCGCAGGCGCTGGGCGCTCTTGATGCGGACCTTCTTGTCGGTCAGCAGGTTGGTCGCGTCCCAACCGCCGTGCGTGTTCTCGGCGTCGATGCGCACCGGCACCACCCGGTCGCTGACCTTGGCCAGGTACGTGCCGCCGACCTTGATCTCGTCCTTCTTCATGGTGACTCTCCTCGAGAGAGGTTGCGATGGATTGGCTGCCATCCTCAGGCGGCAGGAACCACCCGCCGCGACGCTGCGGACTTTGCCCGCAGCGTTTCGGCTTCACTCCGAAAACCAGCCGGCGAACTCTTCCAGCGCGGTGTCGGCGCCGCGGCGCGAAGCCTCGGCCTCGACCGCCTCCTTCTTCTCCTTCCAGGAGCCCGGCTGCGACACCAGCTTTTCGAGCAGCTCGCAGAACAGGTCCCAATCCTTCTCGGTCATCGTGTTGTTGTCCCAGGACGTTCCCGATGGTCTGGCTGCCATCCTCAGGCGGCGGGAACCACCCACCGCGACGCGGGGCAAGCCCGCGTTTCGGCTTCCGATTTGGGAGACCAGCAGGCGGTCGTCGAGCGTATGCACCATCGCGTAGCCCTCCGGGACCGGCCGAGCGCCCTCTGGCAGCTCGCCCGGCAGGCTGCCGAAGTAGGCCCCGGTCCGCGTCTCGCCGATCCAGAGCGGGTTGCCGCGCCGCACCAGGAGCAACCGGGCTGGCCGGGTCCAAACGCCCAGCAGCGCGAGCGGCCCATCGGTGGCATCGACGCCGATCGCCGCCCGGCGTTGCAGCGAGCCGGGGACCTTGGCCATGAGCAGCCCCAGCACCTCGCTGTCGCACTCGGTTTCTGGCACCAGCCCGTAGCGCCGGGCGATGCTGGCGTGGTTGCGAACGATGCCGTTGTGAACCAACCAGCCGCGGCCGGCGCGATGCGGATGGTTGTTGCGGTTGTCGGCCGGGTCGCCGTGCGTCGCATACCGGCAATGGCCCGCGACGATGAGTGCGTCGCGGCAGCGGTCGAGCGCGTCCAGGTTCGCCGCCGCCGAGCCGGGGCGCTTGAAGACATGCAGCTTGCCGTCGGGTGCGACCCACACCAAGCCAAAGGCGTGAGCGCCGCGGATTTGCGTTTCGAGAGCGATGCGCCGGAGGCGGTCCAGGTCGGGACCGCGTCCAGTCTTGCTCAGGTAGCCGAAGAGTCCGCACATGGGAGTCACCTCGTGGGGTTAGCGTTGCGCGTCGTACTTCCTGGCCAGGCGGCGGAACTCGGCCTTGATCGTGTTTTGGTCGATGTCGCCACCGATCCAGCCGAAGCAGCGTCCGCCGTGGATGCGGGCGTAGCCGGGGGCCCAGGCGAGGTAGCCGATCAGGCGTTCGACCTCGCTCTGGCCCTCGCCGGCCTTCTTCCAGCCGCCACGCGGCGGCCGCGGGCTGAAGCTCGGCATCCGCTTGGCGGCCAGGGCGCGCTCGACCAGGCCCAGGCAGACCTGAATCCAGCCCAGGACCTTCACCACCTGGAGCGACCCGGAGAAGACCCGGAACTCGACCGTGTCCTTGGTGCCGTGGGCGAGGTTGGTGAGGTTGAGGGCGTGGTAACGGCCGCGTTCGACGCGGTCCTTGGCGTGGTCCTTGTTGCCGTAGCGGCGGACCCCGCCGCAATACGCGCCGCGTTCGCGCTGCTTGGTGCCGGTGATCGCGTACAGGCCCTTCTCGACGTAGGCGACGATGGTCACCAGCCGGGCCAGGGCTTCGCTGGGCCAGTTGCGTTTCCACCCGACATGCACATGCACGCCGGTCGAGCCGTTCACGCGATGGTTTTTGGCCTGCAGCGTTCGCAGGACCTCGGCGACCTGGGCCAGCCCCTCGGCCCCCTGGAGGACCGGGCTGACAATCTCGCAGGCGTGGCCGCCGTCGGTGGCGCGGATCGAGCCGTCGCACTCGGCAGTCCAGCCTGGCGGCAGGTAGGGGACCTGGATGCCGCGGCGGTAGCTGCCGATGCGCAGGCCGCCCTCGGCGACGGCGCTGGCGGGGGCAATGGTCTCGATCTCGACTCCGAAGGTGAGTTGGTTGGCTTCGATCATGGTCTGGTCCCTCGCAACGTGGATGGCCGCGCTGATGTACATGCGAACATCAGTCAGTTGCGCGGGGGTGCCGAGAAAGGCAAGGCGATTTGCCCGGAATTCCCGAGGAATTCCGAGATTTTTGCGAGGTGGTATGACAACTGAGTACCGCGAGACGACCGGCCTCAACCCGAACGCGCTGACGCTGGCAGACGCCGCCCGGCTGCTGGCCCGCGTGGGCGGCCAAGCGGTCACCGTCGAGATGCTTCAGGCGGATGTGGCGGCCGGCGCGCCCACGAACGCCGACGGCACGATCAACCTGGTCCACTACGGCGCCTGGCTCTTGAAGGAGATGGGGCGTGCCCACGATTGACCCGCGCAAGCTGCGACCGAGCGAGCTGTGCCGGCTCTTGAACTCGACCCCGCTGGGCGAGGTCATCAACGAGCGCCAGCTTCACCGTCATCGTTCGCGCGCCGGCTTGCGCATCGGCGACGCCCGGCACGTGGACCTGCTGCGCTACGTCGCCTGGCTCGTGCAACTGCGGCATACACCGAGGCCCGAGCCAGAAAGCGATCCCTACGAGGTCCTCAAGGAACGCGCCCGCGCCCGCAACATCGCGCTGTCGCTGGCCGGCCGCGACATCGGCGAACTGCCGGCAGTCGTGAACGCAGCGAGGAAGGAGAAGGCGGCGTCCGACTTCCGCTTCTTCTGCGAGACCTACTTCCCACTGACGTTCCACCTGCCGTGGTCCAAGGATCACCTGAAGGTGATCGCCCGCATCGAGCAGGCGGTGCTGCGCGGCGGCCTGTTCGCGCTGGCGATGCCACGGGGCTCAGGGAAGAGCACCATCTGCGAGTGCGCCTGCATCTGGGCCGTGCTTTATGGGCACCGGGAGTTTGTGTGCTTGATCGGCTCGGACGAAGGGCATGCGATGGACATGCTCGACTCCATCAAGATGGAACTCGATGGCAACGACCTGCTCCTGGAGGACTTTCCCGAGGTCGTCTACCCGGTCCAGTGCCTCGACGGCATCGCCAACCGCTGCAACGGCCAGCTCTACAAGGGCGAACGTACTCACATCGGCTGGACCGCGCGCGAGATCGTGCTGCCTACGATCCCCGGCAGCAACGCCAGCGGCGCGATCATCAAGGTCGCTGGCATCACCGGCCGCATCCGCGGCATGAAGTACAAGCGGGCCGATGGCAAGACGGTGCGGCCGACCCTGGTCGTCCTCGACGACCCCCAGACCGACGCGTCGGCGCGGTCGCTGTCGCAGTGTGCCACGCGCGAGAGCATCCTGGCCGGCGCGGTCCTCGGCCTGGCCGGTCCCGGCAAAAAGATCTCTGGGATCATGCCTTGCACGGTGATCCGGCCGGGCGACATGGCGGACAACATCCTCGACCGCGACAAGCACCCGGAGTGGAACGGCGAGCGCACCAAGATGGTCTACTCGTTCCCGGCCAACGAGAAGCTGTGGCAGCAGTACGCCGAGGTGCGTGCCGACAGCATGCGGCAGGGCAATGCCGGCGAGGAGGCGACCGAGTTTTACCGGCAGAACCAGGCAGCGATGGACGAAGGGGCGGTCGTCGCCTGGCCGGAGCGGTTTAACCACGACGAACTGTCGGCCATTCAGCATGCGATGAACCTCAAGCTTCAGGACGAGGCGGCGTTCTATGCTGAGTACCAGAACGAGCCGTTACCCGAGGAGGTCGCTGGCGACGACGAGCTGACCACCGACCAGATCGCGGGCAAGCTGAACCGCATGAAGCGCGGCGAGGTGCCGGTCGGCTGCAATCACCTGACGGCGTTCATCGACGTGCAGGCCAACTTGCTCTTTTTTGTCGTGGCCGCTTGGGAGGATGACTTCACCGGCTACGTCCTCGACTACGGCACCTTCCCCGACCAGAAGCGGGCATACTTCACCCTCCGCGACGCCAGGCTAACGCTCGCCGGAGTTACTGGCGCGGCCGGGCTGGAAGGAGCGATTTACGCGGGCCTGGAGCGGTTGACCGCCAGCCTCCTCGGTCGAGGCTGGCGGCGTGACGACGGAGCCGAGCTGCGGGTCGAACGCTGCCTGATCGACGCCAACTGGGGTTCGGCGACCGACGTCGTCTACCAGTTCTGCCGGCAGTCGGCGCACGCCTCGGTGGTCATGCCGAGCCACGGCCGGTTCGTGGGCGCCTCGAGTCAGCCGTTCAGCGAGTACAAGCGCCGGCCGGGCGACCGCGTCGGGCACAACTGGCGCGTGCCCAACGTCCACGGCAAGCGCGCCGTTCGCCACGCGCTCTACGACACCAACTACTGGAAATCCTTCGTCCACGCCAGGCTTGCCGTGCCGATGGGCGACCGGGGCTGCCTGTCGCTCTTTGGCGACAAGCCGGAAATGCACCGTCTCTTCGCCGAGCACCTGACCGCCGAGTACCGCGTCAGGACGGAGGGCCGGGGCCGCACGGTGGACGAATGGAAGCAGCGCCCCGAGCGCGGCGACAACCACTGGCTCGATTGTCTGGTCGGCTGCGCCGTGGCGGCCTCCATGCAAGGCGTGGTCCTGCCGGGCACCGACGGCACCGCCCCCGCCAGGCGCGAGCGCGTCAGCTTCGCCAGGATGCAGAAAACCAAACGCCGTTGACCATTCCCAACCGCCGGACAGCGCACTGATCGCTGGGCGAAGGTCGCTGTGGGCAACTCCCAGGAGATGTCCCATGCGACCGTTCGATAACTCGGACCTTACCCCGCAAGACCGCTTCCGTGAGATCGCCGCTGTGCTCGCCGTCGGCGTGCTGCGCCTGCGCGCACGGGCCGCGACCTTTGCCGATCCGGACGAGCATTCCGCCCCGGAAAATCCCGAGAAAACCGGCGACAGTTGCCTTGAGCTTTCCGCGAAAACCGTGCTCAGTGTCCACACGGGTTAACCATTTCCGAGACACCGAGAAAGGAGAACAACGACGTGGACCTGAACATTGGCAAAGAACTAGCCGCACTCCAGCGGATGACCGTCAAAGAGCTACGAAACCGGTACGCCGAAGTCTTCGGCGAACCGACCAACGCCAACAACCGGGCCTGGCTCGTGAAGCGCCTCGCCTGGCGGCTGCAGGCCCTGGCCGAGGGCGACCTGTCTGAACGCGCCCGCCGGCGGGCCGCCGAGTTGGCCAGCGACGCCGACCTGCGGATGAACCCACCCAAGGTGCTGCCCGCCGCGCCCACCCCGGAGCGGACCACCGCCCATGTCCTCGCCTTCAAGCCGGACGACCGCCTGCCACCGCCGGGCACCGTTCTCACCCGGAAGTACAAAGGCGAGGTGTTGCAGGTCAAAGTCCTGCCGCACGGCTTCGAGTACGAGGGGGAGGTCTACGGCTCTCTCAGCGCCGTGGCCCGGGCCATCACCGGCTCGCACTGCAACGGCTACTTGTTTTTCCGCCTGGGCGACAAAGGGGGTGACGCATGAACCGCAACAACGGCAAGCACCCGAAGCCGGCCACGCTGCCGGTCGTCCGCTGCGCCGTCTACACGCGCAAGTCCACCGAGGAGGGCCTCGAGCAGGAGTTCAATTCGCTCGACGCCCAGCGCGAGGCCGGCGAGGCGTTCGTGGCCAGCCAGCGGCAGGAAGGCTGGACCTGCCTACCGGAGCGCTACGACGACGGCGGCTTCACCGGTGGCAACATGGAACGACCGGCCCTGCAGCGGCTGCTCGCCGACATCGAGGCGGGCAAGATCGACTGCGTGGTCGTGTACAAGGTCGATCGGCTGTCACGCTCGCTGCTCGACTTCGCCCAGATGATGCAGACCTTCGACAAGCACCGCGTTTCCTTCGTGTCCGTCACGCAACAGTTCAACACCGCGACCTCGATGGGGCGGCTGGTGCTGAACGTGCTCCTGTCCTTTGCCCAGTTCGAGCGGGAGATCATCTCGGAGCGGACGCGGGACAAGATCGCCGCCACGCGGCGCAAGGGCAAGTGGGCCGGTGGGCACCCCATCCTGGGCTACGACGTGGACCCGCGCGGCTTCCGGCTGGTCGTCAACGAGGCCGAGGCCGTCCGTGTGCGGGCCATCTTCGACCTTTACCTCGAACACGAGTCACTGCTGCCGGTCGTGCAGGAGCTGGAGCGGCGCGGTTGGGTCAACAAGCGCTGGACCACCCGCAAGGGCCGCGAGCGCGGCGGCCAGCCGTTCGAGCGGACCAGCCTGTACCGGCTGCTGACCAACGTCGCCTACGTCGGCAAGGTCCGCTACAAGGACGAGGTCCACGACGGCGAGCACCCCGGCATCGTTAATCCCGCGGTCTTTCAGCGCGTTCAATCGCTGCTGCAGCGCAACGGGCAGACGCACGGCGCGCCGGTGCGGAACAAGTTCGGGGCGCTGCTCAAGGGCCGGTTGCGCTGCGTCCCCTGCGGCTGCGCCATGACGCCGTCGCACACCACCCGCAACGGCACCAAGCGCTACCGCTACTACGTTTGCTCCTCGGCGCAGAAGCGAGGCTGGGACACCTGCCCGTCGAAGTCGATCCCCGCCGCCCAGATCGAGGAGTTCGTCGTCAGCCAGATCAAGTGCATCGGCCAGGACCAGGCCCTGCTCCGCGAGGTGCTCTCCCAGGCGCACCAGCAGGACGAGGCCCGCACGAGCGAGCTGGAGGCCGAGCAGCGCAGCCTGGAAAAGGACCTGTCTCGCTGGCACGCCGAGCTGCGCAAGCTCTCGTGCCAGCTGCGGCCGGGCGACGACAACGGCTCGGTCATTTCCCGGCTGGCCGACCTGCAAGAACGGATCGGCCTGGTCGAGGGGCGGATGCGGAAGGTCCGCGAGCAAATCCAGACGGCCCAGCAAAGACTTCTTGACGAAGAAGAGACGGCCCTGGCCCTGTCGGTCTTCGACCCGGTCTGGGAGGCGCTGACGCCGCGCGAGCAGGCCCGCGTGATTGGTCTCCTGGTCGAGCGCGTGGATTACGACGGGGCCGACGGCAAAGTGACCATCACGTTCCACCCCACGGGCATCAAGGCGCTGGCGCAGCAGCTTGCCGACCAGCGCCAGGAGAGGAGCGCATGACCACCCCACTAACGTTCGAGTGCAAGGTCCACTTCCACCGCCGCGGGCGCGGCAGCCGCAAGGAACTGCGGTCAGGCGAGGAACCAAGTCCCCCCGTGGAGCCGGGCCGGGTGCCCAGGATTGCCCGACTCATGGCGCTGGCCATCCGCTTCGAGCGATTGCTCCGTGACGGCGTGGTCGCCAGCTACACTGAGCTGGCCGCGCTGGGCCATGTGACCCGGCCCAGGGTCAGCCAGATCATGAACCTGCTTCAGCTGGCCCCCGACATCCAGGAGGAAATCCTGTTCCTGCCGCGAACCGTTCGTGGGCGCGACCCGTTGCAGCTGCGCCAGCTGCAACCGATCGCAGCCGTTCTCGACTGGCGAAAGCAAAGGCAGCTTTGGCGCGAGCTTGTGCAGTAAGCCAAGTCTGTTCAAGGCGTTACATCCCATACGACCCGCCCAGGGGGGTCGTTCCTGTTGCAACTCACTTGATGCTGGCATGGAAAGTATACTATACTTGCGTACACTTTAGCCTTGGGCGTGGGCCTCCCAGCCTGCCCCCGCCGAGGTTTCCTCTTCCATCGTTCCATGCATCAAGGTGACCCATGGCAACCTTTCGACTCCGACGCTTCTCCAACCCGGAGGTCCTCCGGGCCATCGCTCCAAGGAGGCTCATCGCCTTCCTCCAGCCGCACCGCTCCTTCTTCGAGGCGCGCGGCCTCGTCTTCCCGCGTGCCCCCGGCGTGGGGCCAATCGACTACGAGGCGCTGGTCGATCTCTTCATGGACCCGGAGGCCGGCCTGCCCAAGGACCTGCTCGACGCCCTCTTCCTCGTGGACGAGATGGCCACGCCCCACGGCATGGACGCCTTGCTCAACACCCCCGGCCTGGCACTGGAAGAGAGCGACGAGGACTCGCCTGCCGACATCGCCGTACAGGCCTGGCTGCTGGACCGACAACTTCTGGAAACCAAGCACGCCGAGCAGTTCCTCGTCCGGCCGCGCTCCTTCGAGTGCTACCAGACCGGCCGGATCAACGTCCCGCCCTTCACCTTGCCGGACCCTACCGTCTGCGGCAACCTCGAACGCGAGCTGGATGACTGGTTCGAGGCAAAGAAGCGTGGCCGCGGCACGCGCGTGTTCGTCTATCCGCGTGACGATGGCGTCTGGTTCCTGGTCCGGCACGGCGAGCCGTTCAAGCGCGAGGAGAGCCTCAACGGCTCCGAGACCGCCAGCGTCTGCTACCGGCCCCTGAAGTACGACGTGCTTGTCTACCAGCCAGAGGTCGGCGAGCTGCGGATCAACGCTCGCTCCAAGGGCGAGAAGCGCCTCTACCGCAGCCTGTTCGGCACGCACCTGTTCGGCGACGAGGACTTCTTCCCCGGCGACAGCAAGTACACGCTGGAGCCACTGTTGACTCGCGGCGAGGCGGCGCTGACGTGCGTGGACGTGTCCGGCATGGAATGGGTCCGGCTCCGCGAAGTCCATTTCCTCCTGGGTGGCCCGGCCAACGAGGTCGAGGTCCACCGGGCCGAGGACGTCTTCCAGGCGTTCCGCTCCCGGAATGGCAAACCACCCGACGGAGCGCGGATCGTCCGTGCCGTCTTCCAGGTGAAGTTCACCGACTCGAAGCGGCCGCGCTCGGTGACGATCCGGCCGTCGAACATCGCGCACTACACCCGCGACGACGACGCGGAGCTGGTCGAGCAGTGGCTCGGGCGGCGGGGCTTTATCCTCGCGGGCAGCCATTCGGGAAAGGGGGGGGGCCATGCGACTCTGGCCAGCGCTTGAGGCGATGCCCGGCCCGGCGGCGGTGCTGGCCGAGTGGCGCCGGCTCGCGGGCGCCGAGTTGGACTTCCTCACGCCTTACCTCCAGCCGCGGCAACGGTTGGCGGCCTCCTATCCGCACGTGGTCGGCGGCGAGCCAACGTACCCGTATGAAGTCGTTGAGCATGGGCCGGACGACTTCGTTGGCATCTGCCCCGAGACGGAAGACCGGATCGTGCTCACCCGGAAGGACCTGATCGTCTACGAGCTGGACTGGCCCCTGTTCCTGGGCGACATTGCGGCCGCGCTGGGGTTCGAGCGCCGGGCGGCCGACCCAGACGAGCTGCCGCCGCTGACACGTCTGGTCGGCGACTACCGACCGACCGCGGGCTATTCGTTCCCGGCGTACCTGACCGTGCCGCTGGAGTCCCGGACGCTGACCAGCGCGGTCTGCATGCTCGTCTCGACGAGCGACGACGCGCTCATCCTGCTGACGCCGACCCGGCGCCGGCTGCGCCCCGACGCGCAGCAGATCCTGGAGCGGAAGAAGTGCTGTTTCCTCCCGCTGCAGGAGGCGCTGGCCGCGACGGGACCGAGGCAGTGGCATGCGACGGACGCGGCCGTTCAGGCGCTGCGTGACTTCACCGATCTGCACGTTCCCTCAGCCGAGGCAGACAATGGGATGGAGTTCTTCCCGACGCCGGCGGGTGCGACCTGGGCCGACCTCAGCATCCGTTTCGTCGATGGTCACTCCGTCGCGGTTCGGGTCGGGGCCGCTGGTGGGACGTACCACTACGCGCAGATGGGCATGGCCGATGGCCGCAACGCTAGGCCGACGAAGCAGTGGGAACTGCTCCAGGCACTGGCCCGGAACCACGGCGTGCTGACCTGGAAGAGCCCGGACGCCGGCCGCAAGAACAAGAAGCGACGGGAACTGCTGGCCAGGGACCTGAAGGCGTTCTTCCGCCTGGGCGGCGAGCCAATTGCAGCGACGGACGACGGCAAGGGCTGGCGGGCCATCTTCGCCCTCTGCGCGGACGACTGAGTTCGTACCCGCGAGTGTAAGAGTGATGGTAACTTTTCGGGGTATGGTTACCCGAGAGTCTGAGAGTTTTGGCAAGAGAGTTTCGGCGTGCGAGCGTAAACCCGGGGGTTGCACTCGCACCCCGACTGCTCTCTGTCGAAACAGAGAGTGTCGGGGCCGCCGGCGAGATAGCGAAAACCCTGGAAATAAGGCCACAAACGCGCAACGCCGAGGCTTGTGGCTCTCGGCGTCTCTCGGTAACTGGTGTGTCCGGTCCGCTCGTAGAGGGACCAGTCAGCTCCCCGAGTGTAGCGCTTATCATAACAACTCGCGCGCGGATTCGAATGCGAATTACCATCCCCTTGCCGGGTTAACAGCGAAGAAGACCTGTCCCGATAGGGACTTACAGCAAGTGAGGCGCGGTGGTTGCTTGAAGTTATCTCAAGTTCGGGTCTCTCTTGGAGAGCCTTCTCTGGCGACGGTGAAGGAAGCAAGACAGGCCTCAAACTTGGGTCGGTAGGTCTCGAAGCTGTCCAGCGAGGCAGTGCAGCTAACTATGTATGCCGTCTTGCCCTCGACCAAGATTCGCTGCAGGACGCGCAGGGGAAGCTGTCCCCCAGCCACAGCATACTCCAGCAACAGGCCACCGGCGGGGTACTCAGTAATCCGAGCAGCACCGGAAGCAGGGGGGCCCTGGGCGCGCTTCACCTGGAGCCGGCAGTAGACATAGTACTCAGCCGGGTCCATTCCCCCGATCGGCTCGACCACCACGTTCACGTTTGACCGGAAATCCCGCACGACCAACGGGTGGAAGAAGATGACGCGCGTGTTCTGCCGGCCAGACAGGTCAATATCCCAGCCGGGCGGCACGCAAATTGTGAACCCAGCCTGTGGGTCGGTGTACTGCTGTGGCGCGTTGTCGTTCATTCGCATACCTCCCTCGCTGCTCCTATGGCGAAGCCTTCGGTGCCTCAACCCACGCTGGGCTATATCAGCCACGGACCGGCAGGGGGTTCCACCACGCAGCTAGGCGAAGCCGCCACGTTGGCGCAGCAGTCCAAAAGCGAATCAAGCGAGACAACCAGCAAAATTGGCGTTCCTCGTCTGGGAAATGGAACTCGACCCGGCCACAGCGCTGGCGGTACTTGCACCACACGGTGACAGACCAACCGTCCAGGGCAAGTTGTCCCACCTCGTTGCCCAATCCCCAGAACCCACGCTGGTCCAACCACCGGCACCAAGCGTCGCACAAGCCGGCAAGGTTATCCAGGCGAACCACCGCCCGCGGGGCGGCCTGTGGCGTGGTAGGGGAAACCTCAGGAAGCAGCACACGCTCCAGGACCGTGCCGCTCTTCATTTGCGTTGCTTCGACCCAGACGTCTCCTCCGGCCCACGGCGAGTACCCTTTTATCGCCAGGGCGGCCGGGACCGGCGACTCGGCCAAGACGCGCAGCATGTCCTCCTCTAGCCGGTCGTCGAGCAACCATAGGCGCTGAATCAAGTCCCAGTTCGGGTCTTCCGGGGAAAGCACACGCCAGCCGTCACCAAGCGGTGACAAGCCGGCGGGCTGAATCAACTCCGCGTCCTCTACGGAGTAGGGGTACATTCGCTTCAGATGGTCGCGTTCCTCGGCGTATTGCTCAAGCAAACCAGTCAGTGGCAGCGGGGTCATCTCGGACATAGTGAGGTGTTGGTTGATAGCCGTGGGGCTCGCATTCCGTTCGCTGGTCTGGGACCGCTGGGTTATTGTATACCGAACGGCAGAGAGAACCACCCCCCGCTCCCTGCCCTTCCCGCCGGCCCTTCTCGCCCAACCCGTGTTACTGGGCCCATGGCGTTGGTCATGGCAGCGTCCAGGGAACCAGGTCCGTCGCCCGGACATTCCGCCAGAACTGATCGAACTGGAGCCAGACTAACAGATCGTTGGGGTTAACGTGACGCCACTGGCCGGTTGGCCCGGTCAGCACTGGGTTGAGCGGCTGCGAGTAGGGGTCCTGCCGGAACAGCCGCAACAAGTACCCGATGTCGCCGCGCGTCGGGTTCCCGGACAACTCCAGGATGCCGTTGTACGGGTGCGAGTGCCCCAGGTGTGCCTCGACCTCGTTGAACGGCCGCGGCTCCCGTAGCGTCGCGGGCCGGTTGCGCGTGTTCCACCAGGGGAACCAACGCGGACGGCCAATGTTGATGATGATGCGGGTCTCGATTGGTCCCGTTCCACGGACCACCCACGCCCCGACCTCGCGGATGAACAGCCAGCGCCGGCTCATCGCCCCGCTCAGTCGGCCGATGATCGTCCAGAAACTGTCCTCCCCGGCGGCCAACTCCGGACACAGACGCACCGCCTCCTCGAGGGTGATGCCCCGCTGACCGGCCTGGCGCAGCGCGTTGATGAGTTCGCGGTACGCCGCCCGGTATTCGGCTAACTGAGCCCGCGTTGGCAGGGCGGCTCGGTTCCCGGTAATCTCTTCTGCCAACGCCAGCCCGCGCTCTCCGCGGAAGACGAAGCGGCGCATCCCCCAGACGCCCAGCGGGATCAGTGCCGTCACCACCTCGAACCCGCCTGTCCAGTAGTTCTCCCCGCGGAGGTTGTTGATCCCGCTGATGAGACCGTTCGCCGAGAACAGCACCGTCGTCAGCGTTGGCGCTGCGATGAACAGGATCGGAGCTGCCCCACCCAGGAAGGTGCCCAAGGCAATGCCCGCTAAGCTGAACTCGCCCCACGGCCGCGTTCCGTCCAGCATCTCGAAGACCTGGTAGGTGGTGGCGAAGAGGGCGCCGCCGATGGCGAAGGCGCCAAAAGTGTAGAACGAGAAGTTCGCCGTCGTGATCCCCAGCCCCGCCGCCAGGCTCAGCGGACTGGCGATCAGCAGACCGTAGGCCGCCGGGATTACCGCCCCGACCACCAGCCCGACTACCAGCCCCGGCACGAAGCCGTTGACGAAGTTGGCCCAGAATGTCTCCTCCGAGTCGCCCCGGAAGAACCCCACAATGCCACCGATGATGGCCCCACCAATGGCACCGATGACCGCCCCCGCCACCGTGCCGACGCCCGGAACAATCGAACCGACGATGGCACCGGCGGCCGCCCCGCCCAGTGCCCCGCCGACGGCCCCGCCCAGCGCGGCGCCTAAGCTGCCGCTGGGCTGGTGCGGCACATTGATGCCGGTCGTCGCGGTGAGTTGGGCTGCGAAGTCGCGGGGCGGCGGATACTTGTTGATGACCTGCTCGAACTGACGCAACCAGATCGCCAGCCGTGCCTCGCGATCCCGACGGATCTTGTCCGGCGCCTGCTGCAACTCCGCCAGCAGCTGGTTGCCTAGCGCCTGCCGCTGTTGCGCCATCTGCTGGGCCTGCGCCACCGACTGGTTGTAGGCGGCTGCCGCCTGCACACGGGCATTCGCTGCGGCCGCCGCAGCCGCAACCCGGTCCTGCGTCGCCTGTGCCGTCCGCGTTAGGATGCTCGTGGCCAGTTCCTGTCGCACCCGGTCGAGGTTCGTCAGCATCGTCTGCTTCTGAGCGCGCAGCCGGTCCGCCCCCGTCACCGCCGACAGGGCAACGCCGACGATGCGGTCGAGCCGCTCGTCCGCGGCGCCCTCGCGCCACGAATCGACGAACGTCTGGTTAGCGGCATGGATGTCAGCAAGCCCGTCCATCATCGTTGCCCGGTCCACTGCCAGGTTGTCCGCCAACTCGACGCGACGGTCCGCCCAGTCCTGCAGGGTTCCCGCAATCATCTCCTCCAGGTCTGCCAGCGCCGCCAACGCCGTGGCCCTCGCCTCGTCGGCATCTGTCCATGCTTCGGTGATCCAGTCGCGCGGCGGCGGCGTCAGCGATGTCTCGGGGTCGTCGAGTACCCCGGCGTCGTTTGCCTGCACAAAGCCGATCGTACCGAGAACGGCAGTGATGGTGGCGGTGATGTCGCCGCCGGCGATAACGTCGCCGACGTCGTACTCGGCCGTGATGGTTCCGGAGATGTTGCCACGCGCTCCAACCGCCCAGACATTCTCCCCGGTGATGTCGGAGTCCACAGCTCCTTCGCTCAGCACGCCGAGGACATCGCGGCCCGCTGTGATCGAGCCGGTGATGTCGCCGCCGGCCCAGGCGCTGACCACGTCGCGGTCTGCGGACAGGTCACCCGACAGTTCATTCCCCGCCCACGCCAAGACGATGTCCTGTCCGGCATCGACAAAGGCTGACAGGTCGGCATAGCTGCCCACCCAGGCATCACGCCCAGCTTGCACACTGCCGCTCAGGGTGCCCACCGCCTCGAAATCGACGTCAAGGCCGGCGTTGATCGTCACCGCGGCGGTGCTGCCTGCCGACGCCACAACGCTTTCGCCGGCGCTGAGCGTCGCGGTCATGTTCCCACCACTGATCGCCTGAATGGTGAGCCCGGCCGTGGCTTGTACATCGAGGTCTCCCAGGGTAACCAACCAGATGTCGCCGCCGGCCGTCACCTCCAGCGTCGCCGAGTTGATGCCGGTAACGACGACGTCGCCAGTCGCCGTCAGGTCAGCATCGAGGTCGCCATAGGCCCATACCTCGGCGACAAGGTCGGCCGTCACACTGAGGCCGAGCGCGTCGCCGTACAGCGTCAGCCCGGCAGCCTCCGCGGTGACGCTGGTCACGGCCACGTCTCCAAGCACCCACAGATTGACCAGCCCGCCAGCGGTGAATGTGCTCAGCCAGACGTCGCCGCCGATGGTGACGTCCGCATCACCCGTCGCATCGACGTCGCCGCTGTACGCGCCGAGCACCGTCAGGGTGAGATCCTCGTCGGAGGAGGCGTTCAGGCCCACCGCGTCGTCGTAGACACTGACAAACGCCGACCGGCCCGACGCAACTGACCCTGTGGCGGAGCCGAAGACGTTCACCTCTAGGTACTCGCCCGCCGTCGCATTCAGCGACGCCGTGCCCAGCGACAGGATGAGCAGGTCGCGCCCAGCGTCTATGATGGCGCTGACCGTCTGGCCTCGCACCGCCGCGTCTCGCCCGGCATCGATGGTCGCGGTGAAGGTCGATTCTGACTCAGCGCCGAGGTCCCGCCCCGCGGTGATCGATCCGGAGACAGGGCCGAACGCCCAGACACTGGCGTCTTGCCCGGCGCTGATGTCGGCCGAAACACTGCCGTTGGCCCACACCCATGCGTCGCCGGTGTCGGCCGTGATCGGCCCAGACACAGGACCCCACGCCACGACGTTGGCATGGCCGTCGGCCGTGACGCCGCCAGACACTCCCTGAAATGCCCAGACGCTGGCGTCGGTGCCTGCATCGACGCCGCCGGACACCAAGCCATAAGATACCACGTCCACGAAGTCGCCGGCTGACACCCTCCCCGTGACGTTGCCGATGGCGACGACGGTGGCGGCTCCGAAAACGGCCGTCACCGCCCCCGACAGGTTGTCCCACACCACGACCGAGGCGTGCTGTCCCGCCAAGACCGCGCCGGTCACCGAGGCGCCCGACCAGACGACGGCATCGCAGAAGGCAGACACCCCGCCCGAGATGGTCCCGAAGGCAGTCACTAGGGCGTCGTTGCCCGCCGAGACGGCACCGCTGACGCCACCCATGACCAGAAGGGTGGCGTCGCCCAGCGTTGCTGTGACGGCGCCACTGACATCGCCGCCAGCGCCGACGCTGGCGGACCCCTCTGCCGTAACAGCGCCGCTGACGGCACCGGCGGCCCACACCTCGGCGTCGCCACCGGCGGTAACGGCACCGCTAATCGTTCCGTAAGCCTGGATGGCGACGTCGCGCCCGGCCTCGACCGCCTGCGACACGTCGCCGGTGGCCATCACCCGCACGTCGTTGCCACCCCACACTTCGCCACTGACCGACCCACTGGCGTCGATGGCGACATCGCCCAGCAGGGCGGTGACATCGCCGCTGACATCGTCGGCCAGCACGGCAACTGACCCGAGAGCAAAGAGGTTGCCACCAACGTCGCCGTACGACTTGACTTCGACGTCGCCGAGTGCGGTGACGTTGCCAGTGACGTCCGAGCCACTGGTCCCCGAGGCGCCGGCGAACCCGGTGGCGACCAAGGCGTTGCCACCCGCCCACACGTCGCCCGAGAGCGTGCCCATTGAGAAGACGTTGACCGAGCCGGCGGTGCCGGTGATGTCGCCGGAGACAGCGCCCCAGGCTACCAAGCCGACATTGAATCCGGCGGTGATGTTACCGCTGACATCGCCGAACGCCGTTACCGTGGCGTTGTTGGTCGCACGCAGTTCGGCGGTCACGCTGCCAGAGGCCACAACTTCGACATCGGTTCCTCCAGTCATCCCGCCGCTGATGTCGCCGTCCAACGCGATCACCAGAGCGATTCCACCGGCCGTCACCGGCGCCGAGACGCCCAGGCCTGCCAGCACGGTCGCGTTGCCGCCGGCGTTCACCGTCCCTGCGATGGCGTCGCCGGCCTCGACCACGACGTTGCCGTTAGCGCTGGCAATGGTGGCGCTGACACCGCGCGTGGCCATCACCTGCGCTCCCTGGGCACCGCGCAGCTCGGTCGAGCCTCCACCGCCGGAACCGCCAGAGCCGCCGGAGCCGGACGAGCCGACCGAGCCGATAACGACGGCGGTGAGGCGGTTCTGCGCCGTGATCGTGCCGGTGAGAGTGCCGTACACCTGTACCAGCGCGTCGCGCCCGGCAGTGCCAGTGATGGACTCGGCGTCGCCCCAGGAGCTGATGGTCAGATCGGTGGTGGCGGTGAAGGTGCCCTTTAATGTGCCAAGGGTGCTGGCGCGGATGTTGGCAGCGCGGATGGTGACATCGGCGTCGCCGCCGGCGTTGATGCCCGCGTTGCCGGTCGCAGTGATCTGTGAGGTGAGGATGTGTCCCAAGGCGGAGATGCCGGCCTCGCCGCCGGCCGTCACTGTCGCCTGCACATCCAGGTCGCTGGCGAGGATGGCGTTGCCACCGGCCGTGACGGTGGCGGTGGTGCCGCCGTGGCTGGAAAGCGTGGCGTTGCCACCGGTGGCGGTGACGGTGATCCCCTGGATGTCGCCCCCGGCGGACACCACTGCCGCCTGGGCCGCGGTCACATTGCCGGTCACATTGCCCAGCGCGCCAACCTTGGCGTCGCGCCCGGCCTGGATGACGGAGGAGATGTTGCCGGCTGACGTTAGCTCGGCGTCGCGGGTGGAGGTGACGGCCCCGCTGATGTCGCCCAGCGCCATCGCCTTGATGTCCTTCGCCTGCCCACCGATGCCGGAAGTGAGCGCACCGGTGATGTTGCCGCCGGCCACCACCTGCACCTCGCCGCCGGCCCGCACGGCACCGGTGACGTTGCCGCTCACGCTGGACACTTTGGCATCGCCGGTGGTCGCCGTCACCGTACCCGACACGTTGCCGAACGCCCCGATCTCGATGGTGGTGTACCCCGTCACCGTGCCGTTGAGGTGTGCCGCTGTCGTCAGTTTTACCTGTCCAGTATTGGAGGTGACGGCACCGTTGACCTCATCCAGCGAATCAACTTGGACGGCCCCGTGCCCGGTGATCGTCGAGCTAATGATGCCGAGCGACGACACGTTGACAGTGCCGTTGCGCGAGAGGATCGGCGCGTTGAGGTTGCCGCGGACGGCCACCGCCACCTCGCCGTTAGCCGTGATCGAGCCGCTGACGTGCGAGTAGGCGTCCAGCATCGCCTTGCCACCGGCGTCGATAGTGCCGGTGAACTTGTTGGACTGCACCGCCACATCGCCGGTAGCTGTGATGTCCGATTCGACATCGCCCAGCGCGAACACCTCAGCCCCCTGGCCGGCGTTCACCTTCCCCTTGTAGTCCGCGAAGCTGAGGACGACGGCGTTCTTGTCGGCCGTCAGGTCCGAGTGGATCGAGCCGTAGGCGAATAGGATGAGCTGGTCCTTCGCACTGATCCTCTTCGGTCTGATGACATTGCGGGCGTTGGCAATCACAGAGCCGTTGGTACTCTCGATATCACCGAGAATGCTGCGATAGGATCGGAGGGTGGTATCAAGTCGCGACTGAAGGTTGGAGATGATGTCGCCGCCAGCGCGGACCTGAACGCCGTTGTTGCGGCTGCGAACGGTCTTGCCGGCCGCCCCCGCGTTGCCCAGCGCTGCCACGAAGACGTCGCCCAGCGCCTCAATGCCGGCGGCGATGTCGCGCCAGGCAATGACAGTCACCTGGGCGTTGTCGCTGGTCAGGTCGCCGCCGACGTCATCGTAGGCGCGGGCATTGATGTCGCCGAGGGCATAGAGGGTGCCGGTGATGGAGCACCACGAGGTGACGTCCAGCGAGCCGCCGGCCGAGGTGAGGTCGCCCGAGATGTCCTCCAGCGCCCAGACAGGACCGAGTACGCCGTCGGCGGTGACATCGCCAGAAAGGGTGCCGAACACGGTGATGCTGCCCATATCGCCGCCGGCGGTGACGTTGGCACTGAGGCTGCCGCCGGCAGCCAAGTCGGGCCGCTCGGGCTTGTCGGGCAGGTCGTCCTCGTCCCCCTCCTCTTGCGGCAGCCAGTCCTCGCCGAGCACCGGCAGCCAGGCGGCCTGCTGCCCTTCGCCGTCGGTGCCGTAGATCGTGATGGAGCCGATGTCGCCGCCAGCCGAGATGGAGCCGCTAATGGCACCGCCGGCCTCGGTGCCGGCCTCGATTATGGCGATATCGCCGCCAGCGCTGACGTTCCCGGTGATCGAGCCGCCGGCGCGGACGCCGCCGGGGTAGGGCCAGAACTCCATGTCGCCGATGTCGCCGCCGGCTCGAACCTCGCCGATGTCGCCGCCGGCTGACACCTCGAACAGGTCGCCGCCTGCATCGACGGCGTGGATGTTGCCCGTTGCCGTGACCCAGTCAATGTTGCCGGCCGCCCGAACCGTCCCCTCGATGTCCGCCGGCGCGCCGCCCGAGCCATAGGGATATGGCATGTACTCGTAGCCGTAACTGTTGCCGGCCGAGACGGAGCCGATGTTGCCGCCCGCGTCCACGTCGCCCGTGATGTTGCCCCCGGCCGAGACGCTCCCGATGTGGCGGCCCGCCGTGACCTGGGCGATGGTGCCGGTCGCCCAGACGCTGCCGACGTCGCGCCCGGCCTTCACCTCGGCCGTGATGCCGGCAGGGGCGCTCGCGTCGTAATCGCCCGCGGACACGGAGCCCACGTCGCGGCCGGCATCGACCACGGCGGTGATGCCGGCGTCGCCATGAACGCTGGTGATGTCGCCCGTCGCCTTCACCATCCCCGCGACTTGGCCCGCGGCGGTCACCCCCGAGGGGCCGGTCAGGTACACCCCCGCCGCCCTGCCGATGTCGGTGCCCGCCGTGATGGCCGCCGTGTCGCCGCCGGCCGAGACGTAATAGATGAAGCCGCCGGCCTGCACTTCGGCGACGTTGCCGGTCGCCGTCACCGAGTAGATGTTCTGCCCTGCCTGGACCTTGCCGGCGATGTGGGCCGGGGGTGGCGGCGTGTACATGCCGTCGCCGTCCGGCATCGCCTGGTAATCGAGGTAACCGCCAGCGGAGACGTACCCGATGGTGCCCCCGGCGGTGATGGTGCCGGCAATGCCCAGCCCGGCAGAGACGCTGGAGATGTCGCCCCCAGCCGAGACGGTGCCGCCGACGCTGCCGCCGGCAGACACGCCCGAGGGTCCGTAGGACATCTCGCTCAAGGAGCCGATATTGCCGCCGGCCGTGATGGTCGAGGTGTTGCCGCCGACGGAAATGCCACCGATGTCCCCACCTGCGGACACCGCCCCGACTGACCCGCCTGCCGTCACTTCCCAAACATCATCCCCCGCGGTCACGGTGCCGATGCTGCCGCTGCCGGCCCGCACCGTCCACACGTCATCGGTCGCGGAAATGTTCCCGATGGAGGTCCCGGCCAGGACCGTCACGGTCAGCCCGGACACGTTGCCGACCGAATAGCCGGCGTCGATGTAGACGGTGCCGGAGATGCTGACGGAGCTGACGTCTCCGGTCGCCCTGATGTACAGGCTATCCGCACTGCCGGACCAGGTGACATCGCCGCTGCCGTCGCCCGCCCACCCGAACACCTCGAACGCGTAGCTGGGTGGGGGCGGTTCACTCTCGCCCCCGCTCCCGTCGTCCCCACCCTCGGGCGGCACAGTCATTTCCCCTTCTCCGCCCCCGGATGACGGGGGCGGAGCCCCGGGGGAAACGGAAACGCTACCGCCGCCGCCGGAGACCTCCAGCCATCCCGGCCCCAAGTTGCGCAGACTGACCGTTACCCCGACTTTGTTCCCGTCGCTGTCAAAGTAGCCGTCATCCCACCAGCCGCCAGGGCCGACGGCATCGAGGACGATCCGCTCTTCGAGTTGAACCAGTTCCAACTGGGCACGGCGGCGGATCGGCCGCCGTCGAGGGGCGCGGGGAGCAAGAAGCCGGCGGGCGAGGCGGGAGAAGAGGGACGACGTCGACTCCCGGGGCATAAAGCTTCCCTCCTGGAGAAAGTCTGGTTACAAAGGACGGCCAGCAAGAAGAGCAAAAGCCGTGGAATCCACGTAAAGCCATCTATTCTCCAATAACCACGCCGCCGCGAAAAAGTTTCGCGAACGAAAGCAAGGCGTGTGAAGCCAGAGCAGAATGATGCAACATGTTATAAAATGAGAACTTATGTCACGGTTCCTCCATAATCAGCGGCGGGCAAAGCCAACCGTTGCCGGAAGAACTTGACCGGTGTACGACGGGCTGTGGGATGACCGCACGGGGCAATGGCCTGGCAGCGGACGAGGACGGCGGGCGACACACGCAAGGGTAACCCGAAGGAGCAGGCTCACTTTTGCAGCCACAACGTCCAGTGCTCCTGCGGCCTGGCGAGGATCGTCGCCGCGTCGGTCGGCACGATTTCGCCCTCGTAGTTGATGCAGCGCAGGCCGTAGGTTCGTTCAATCTGGTGCAGCAGGCCGACCGCCTGCGGCGGGTCGCGCTGGAGGTGGAGCTCCAGGACGACGGCCGCGCGCGGGAAGCGGCGCAGCGTCTTCTGCATGCCTTCCCAGACCAGGGCTTCCGCGCCCTCGGCGTCGATCTTCACCAGGTCGAGGCGCGGCCAATCGGCGCAGAGGCGGTCGAGGGTGACGGCAGGTGCCTTGACGGCCTCGTGACGGTGGGCGTAGGCCCAGCGCTCCAGGGACGACGTGGCGAAGTCGCCCTCGTGCAGGACGAAGTCCACGGCGCGGTCGTCGAGGTTGCCGATGACCTGCGGGCAGACCTCGACGCCGTGGTAGAAGCCGTTGAGGGCCAGGTTCTGCGGCAGGTAGGTCTCGGCCAGGAGCGGGTTCGGCTCGCAGGCCGCCACGCGCCCTTCGGGGCCGCAGGCGGCGGCCAGGAGCAGCGTGTAGTAGCCGCAGTTCGCGCCGACATCGACGCACCAGCTGCCGGGCCGCAGTTGCCGGGCGATGGCCAGGGTGACCCAGGATTCCCAGAAGCCGTCGAGCACCAGGCGCGGCCCGAGCATCAGGTCGCGGGCATCGACGAACGCCAGGGAGTCGCCCAGCAGCCGGCAGAGCAGGCGGTGATCGCCGTAGGAGACGCCGGCGGCTTTCTTGCGGCTGACCTCTTCCAACTCGGCCCGGCTGGACAACAAGTGCGACGGCAGCGGCATGATCAACCCTCCGGGTAGTCTGTAGTCCGCAGTCTGTAGTCCGTAGCCAGAAACGATGGCCGCGCGATCCCGTCCTCTTCCTGCAGACTGCCGACTAGGGACTGCAGACTCACGACAGGGGAACGAACTCGACGGGCATGCGCTCGTGCTCCAGCCACTGCCCCTTCCAGACCGCGTCGCCGTTGCGCTCCAGGTGACAGGTCGGCCGGTCCAGCCGGCTGAGCGTCAGGATCGCCCGGCCGTCGTCGATGTTCACGTCCCAGCGGCGCTCGCACTCGGCCGCCCCCTCCCCGACCTTCGCCCCTCGCTCCAGGCGCATCGGCCGCTCGTCGTAGCCGACCCGGCGGTAGAGGAAGCGCCGGCCGGTCAGCTCGGCGATGACCCGCTGCTCCTCGGGCGTGGGGTCGAGGTTGTGCCAGAGGACGCCGTCCCAGCGCTTCCGCAGGTCGGCCACGAGGTTGAAGCACAGCTCCTCGTTGGCCAGGGAGTTGTTGCGGCGATTGCCGCCCAGCCGCCACTTGTCCTGGCAGCGGTGCTGGAAGACGACCTGGTCCTGGAAGTCGTACTGCACGATAGTGTGGACGTTCCAGCCGGGCGCTCGCGCCGGCATGGCGTACTCGGTGCCGAGCTTCCGCCAGGCGAGGTGGAAACACTCCTTGTCGCCGTAGACGACGCGGAAGACGAAGTCGGAATGCTCGGCGTACCACAGTGCCATGCGCAGCTCGCGCCCGCAGCGGGTCTTGTCGATCAGGTACTGGCCCGACTCGAAGGCGACCTCCTGCGGCGCCCGCGGCACCATCCACTCCATGCCGAAGATGGTCCAGACGTCCGGCTTGAGCGTCCAGCAGGCGTAGTCGGGCCAGAAGATCGCGCCGTGCTCCCGGAACTGCGGCGTGTCGAAGAGGTAACTCACGTCCCGCACCGGCCCGTTGTCGGCGTCGAGGAACAGCACCTGGGCGAACGGCGCGTGGAGTGTAGAGTACGGCTTCAGCTCCCAGCCGCACAGGATGCGGCAGGGGATGTCCTTCTCCAGCCTGCGGGCATCGACGCACTCGACGCCGAGGGGCCCCAGCAGCCGCCGCATGTAGGGATCGCACTCGCCGTCGCCCAGATACCAGAGCTGGATCGGCAGCGTGCAGCCGAAGTGCCGGACGAGGTTGATGCAGACCCAGACGCTGGGGAAGTACTTCAGCCCGCCCCCGGCGATGACAATGCCGCGCTGCTCGGGATAGGCGTGCCGCCCCGGCGTCAGGCGGTTGGCGAAGCGCCGGGCCATGACGCGGTGGGCCTCGTTGACGTTGGCCCAGGTCGCCCAACCGCTGGGCCAGGGGCCGGGCGGGGCGTGCTCGATCAGCCGGATCATCTCCTCGACCGACAGGTCCGGCGTGGCCGAGGCGCAGTTAGTCCAGTCGATGGCCTTCATTTCTCGAAGGGCGGTGGTGCTCATAAGGGCTCCCAGGTGAAGTCGAGTTGCCAGTAGGCCCCGACGTGGTACAGCTCGTCGTTCGTGCTGGCGGACAGCTCGATCAGGTGCTCGCCGGCGGGCAGGTCGATGGAGCCGCCGGCCGTGGCTTGCCGCATGGTGCAGCCGCCGCTCTCCCCGTAGGAACCGCCCGACGCGACCAACTGACCGTTGACGCGGGCCTCGGCCTCCTCGTAGCCGGCGTTCTGCGTCTCGACGAGGCCGGTCATGCTGACAGTCAATCGCTGGGGGGTGCCGAGGCAGACGCGGCGCGAGGCGGTGCCGGACTGCGTGTTGGCGTTCGTGCCGCCGCAGTTGGCCGAGTCCTCGAAGCTGATGCGGACCGACCAGCCGTCGCCGGACCAGGAGGCCCCGCCGAACGCTTGCTTCTCCCAGGCGTACTCGGGGCACGAGCCGCTGCCGGACGGCCCGGTCGCTGACCCGAGGCCCGAGGAACCGCCGGACGCAGGCCCGCTGGTCGCGCCCGAGCCGGCGGGAGCGGAACCGCTCCCCGCGCCCGAGGAGCCGATGCCCGACGACCCGACGCCGGAGCTGGCCGCGGACCCGAGGCCGGTGCCAGATGCGGACGCCGAACCGGGGGGGCCGCTGGATGCAGAACCGGACCCCGGCACCGAGCCGCTTCCCGAGGCGCTGCCCGCAGCTGATCCCGATGCGCTGCCACTTGCCGAGCCGCTCGGGCCACTGGTAGCGCCGCTGGTGCCCGAGCCCAGGCCGCTCGTTCCGCTCGTGCCCGAGGTCGCTGAGCCCGCGGAGCCACTGGCCGAGCCGGGGCCACTTGCCGACCCGCTCATGCCCGAACTTGCTCCCGAATGACCGCTCGAACCGGGGCCGCTGCCCGAGGAACCGCTGACGCCGGAACCGCTGCCCGACGAGCCGCTCAGGCCGGAACTCGCACCGGACGACCCGAGCGATCCCGACGAACCGCTCATCCCCGAGCTTCCTCCCGAGGAGCCGGACGTGGAGCCCGACGAGCCGCTCGAACCGGAACTCTCACCTGACGATCCCGACAGGCCCGATGACCCGCTGACACCCGAGCTGCCCCCGGAAGAACCGGAACCTTCTCCCGAGGAGCCGCTGAGGCCAGAGCTTTCCCCGGACGAGCCGCTCAGCCCAGAGGAGCCACTGAAGCCGGAGCTATCTCCCGACGACCCCGATTGGCCGGACGTGCCCGAGGAGCCGCTGAACCCCGAACTTTCGCCCGAGGAGCCGCTGAAGCCGGAACTCTCCCCGGACGAGCCGCTGAATCCCGAACTCTCCCCGGACGATCCACTTTCGCCCGATGAGCCGCTGAATCCCGAACTGCCTGACGACCCGCTCGACCCTTCTTGGCAGCAGCCCAGCGCGTACACCGGCACGTCGTCCGCCGTCATGCCGACGAAGCGCATCAGGTAGCGACCGATGTGTGGGAACTCGCAGGTGGAGTAGCCGTAGAGCGGCATGCCGCCCTTCAGCCCCAGGAACCGGGCCAGTACGCGGGGCACGGACGACTGGAACGCTGCCGGCCCCGAACCCGAGCCGGGGCAGCCGAGCGCGTAGACCGGCACGCCGCCTTTCGGCCCCACGAACCGCGCCAGGTATCGCTGCGGCAGGATCATTGGTTGATGTCCAGCACCTTGCACGAAAAGATCGTTTGCCAGGTCTTCGTGTCCACGTCGTAGCGCTGCACCTCGCCGGGGTAGTAGCCATCAGAGTCGGGCACATTACTCGTGATGAGCACGTGGGCCTCGTAGTCGCCGTCGTCCAGCCGCACCACGGCCCAGCGCTCGGTCGAGCCCGTCGCTTCGACCCACAGCACCCGCGCCGAGCCATGCGGCAGGTTCACCAGCGCCTGCGTGCTGCCGTCGATGATCTCGGCACAATCGTAGAGCTGTCCGGGGCTGACCTGCAGGTGCACCGGCACGACGCCGGCGACCACCGCCAGGCCGATCTTGCCGGCCGCGACCGGCTCCAGCAGCACAGCGAACTTCCCCTTGTGGTCGTTCCTGGCGGGAACGACCCCCTCGAACGTCACCTGCCGCTTGAACTCGGTCTCGTTGGCGGCCGGGAGGATGATCGGCTCGGTCAGGCCCAGCACGGCAAACCGTCCCTGGTCCGCCCCCGAGGCGTTCCTCAGCTTGACAATGCCGCTCTGCCGGAAGAACTGCGACGCGTCGGTGCCGAACTGCTTGTGCTCGCGCACGGCGCGGGCTGCATCGACGAAGGCGTTGAACGCCTCGGCGGTGATCTTCAGCCGTTGGCCCGGCTGGACCTTCTTGAAGGCGTCGCCGGCCATCAGGTGCCGATCCCCAAAAGCGAGAAATCCCCATAGGGGTAAACCTGCTCCACGTAGACCGCCGCGGGCTGCTTGACCAGAACGTCGGCGTCCTCGGCGTCCTGGTAGCGGACCCAGAGGTATTCCCAGCCCTTCTTGTCGATCCCGGTGATGTCGCCGACGGTCAGCCCGGTCACATTGGGGCTGGCGGCGAAGCTGAACGTGATCTCCCAGTCCTCCTGGCCGCGCTGCGAGCCCGAGGCGCCTTGAAAAAGCACCTCGCCGGGCGCGAAGCCCTTGAAGGGAAAAGCGTTGACCTTGCCGGTGAAGTAAAAGAGCGTCGCTTTGTAAGCAGGCGTGACCAGCGCGACGGGGATGTAGTGCGTCTCCTTGAAGTTGTAGACCGGGATGGTGATGTCGGTCCCTTCGACCGAGTCGTTGTTGACGCCGATGGCACCCTTGAAGTCCGGCGGGGTTTCGCCGGCGGGCGCGTAGCTGTTGACCGTCGCCAGGCTCTGGGTGATGTGGGTCGTGCCGCCGCCCGTGTCGAACGAGAACGACGACTCGCCCGGCTCCTTCGGCTCCAGCTTGCCGTAGCGGACCGAGACCTCCCACAGGCCGCTGCCCTGGTGGGCGATGCGGTAGCTCTGGAACACCAGGCCGGCGTAGATGGCCGGGATCGTGGCCTCGACGAGGGCGCGCACGGCGGCGTCGTCCTCGGTGCCGTCCACGACGTAGAGCAGATCGACCGAGGGATTCTCGACCCCGACGGTGCTCTCGCGGCTGTCGTACTTCTCGATGATCACGGGCATAGGCTGTAGACTGGAGGCTGGAGACCGGAGGAAAACACCATGCGCGACCACACCAAACTGAAGGCGTTCGAGCTGGCGGACGCCTTGGCTTTGCGGGTTTATCAGATCACGGCTTCATTCCCGAAACACGAGCTGTTTGGCCTGACCGCCCAGATGCGTCGGGCTGCCGTCTCCATTGCGTGCAACATCGTAGAAGGCTGTGCGCGACACACCGAGGCGGAGTACCTGCACTTCTTGGACATGGCCTACGGCTCCGCTCGGGAGTTGGAGTATCAGGGATCACTGGCTCACCGCCTTGGTTACCTAAACGACGACGAGTTCCGGGTACTCGACGCCGCTTGTGTGGAAACGTCCAAAGTGCTCAACGGCTTGATCCGTGCCCTGCGACGTTGATCCTCTTGTCTTCCTCCAGCCTGCAGCCTCCAGCCTCCGGCCTATGCGAACACCAGTCCGCCGTTCTGCGCCTCCCGGACCAGCTGGCCGGTGTTACGCGCGACCTGCTCGCTGGCGCGGGCGGTGCGCTCGGCCAGGCTGTCGGAGCCCAGGCCCGCCACGGCGAAGGCGCTGAAGGTCCCCTTCACGTCGGTCTTTCCCTCGGCCTCGTCCAGCCCCTCCAGGTCGAACTCTGGACGGCGGGCGCGCTGCGCCTCCCGGTCCATCGCCGCCAGTTCGCGCTCCAGCTCCGCCTGCTCGCGCTGGGCGGCCAGTTCCGCGGCCCGCTCTTCCAGCGCCCGCTGGGCCGCGGCCACGCGCTCCTGGTCGGCGGCGTCGGCGGCCTCCATCTCCCGCTGCCGCTCGCGGCGCTCCTCCTCCTGCATCTGGTTCAGCGCCTCCTCGCGCTGCCGCCCGGCTTCCCGCGCCTGATCGACGCGCCGGCCGCGCTCCCGCACCCGCCGGTCGAGCCGTTCGCGGGCTTCGCGGTTCTGCTGCTCGACCTCGCGGTTGATGGCCTCAACCTCGCGCCGGGCCGTGGACGGGCTGAACAGGTTCCGCACCCGCGCCCAGGCCCGGCGGAAGAAGCCGACGAATTCGTTGAAGGCGATCTGCAGGCCAGTGCAGAAGGTGTCCCAGCCGTCGGCCAAGGCATTGACCACCGTCCAGAACGCGACTTCGATCCCGGTCCAGGCCGTGTTGAAGGCGCGGGCCACGGCGTAGACCGCCGTCCAGAACAGCTCGACGAAGAAAGACTTGAAGCGCCGCCAGGCCGAGCTGATGGCGGCGATGCCCGCCTCCCAGACGACCTGGATGCCAAGCCAGGCGACCTCCATCGCCCCGGCCAGGTCACCGGCGGCGATGGCGTCCTGGATGCCCTGCCAGGCCGTGCCCGCCGCACCCAGGAGCTGGTCGAACCCCTGGCCGAGCGACTCCAGGGCCATGTTCCCCTCGTCGGTGGCGAAGAGGACCGCGGCGGCGATCCCGCCCACGGCCGCAACCACGAGGCCGATGGGCGACAGCAGAAAGCCGATGGCCGCGCCCAGCAGGCTTACGGCGGTCGTGGCCGCGGAGATGGCGAAGGTCACCAGCCCGATGGCCGTGCCGACCGCCGAGATGATCGGGCCGAGGACCATCAGGGCCGCGCCGACGCCGACGATCCCGGCGACCACCGCCGCGATGATCGTGATGACCTCGCGGTTCTCGTCGATCCAGGCCGCGCTGTTGGCGGCGACGCGGGTGATCCACTCGGCGATCTGCTTGAGCGTCGGGGCCAGGGCCGCGCCGACCATGAACACGACCTGCTTGAGCGACCGCCACAGGCTGGACAGGGCGTCGCCGAACTCCTCGGCCGCCTGCGCGTCCTCGGTGCTCATGGTCAGGCCCAGGCCGTTCGCCTCGCGCCGCAGCTCCCGGATGCCTTGCGCCCCCGTCGATAGCAGCGGCAGCAGGCTGGCCCCCGAGCGGCCGAAAATCTCCATCGCAATCGCCGCGCGGTTGGCCGGGTTCTGGATGCGCGACAGGCGGTCGGCGATCAGCTCGAACTGCTGGTCGGGCGACAGGCCAGTCAGGTCGTCGATGGTCAGGCCGAGGCGTGCGAGATCCCGCCGCGCCGAGGCCGAGCCGCGCGCCGCCTCGATGATGTTGCGGCTCATCGTGCGGAGGCCCTTCTCCAGGTCCTCGGCCCCGGAGCCCGACTGCTCGGCGGCATAACGCAGCTCGGACAGCGCCTCGACCGCCACGCCGGTCCGCTGGGACATGTCGAGCATGTCGCTGCCCATGTCCGCAAACAGCTTGGCCGCCCCCAGGAACGGCAGGGCGAGGGTGACGCCCAGGCCCGCGATCCGGGCGCCCAGCGCCGTGATGCTCGCACCGAACGCCGTCAGCCGGGCGGCCGCCGCGTTGAGCCCCTTGACGAGCCGGCTGTCCTTGACGAACAGCTCGACGTAGGCGGCACCGGCACGAATCCCCGAAGCGGCGGCCATCCTCACCTCCGGTCCACGAACACCTGCTTGAGCACCTCAATCGGCGCCTTGCGCACCGGCAGCTCCCGCCGGCGGTGGTAGGGGTTGAAGTCCGCGGGCTTGTAGGGCGCTGGTTTTTTCCGGTGGTCGCGGTGGACGTTGGCAATCAGCGCCAACAGGGCGGAAGTGTGCGCCCAGCGCTCGCGGCTCTTGGCCTCGGCCATCAGGCAGAGTTCCCGGAGGGTGAAGGGGCCGGGGTCGATGCCGAGGACTCCGGCGCAATGCCAAAGGAGCGTAACAACCTGTTCGCTTCGCGGTCGGCGTCGAAGCCCTCCAGGACCTTCTCGGCCCGGCCCAGCAGCCGGTCCCGGACCTTCCGGCTCTCGGCCACGATCTTCCGCAGGCTGCTCCGCGCCCTCGCTTCGGGGAAAAAATCGATCAGCTCCTCCAGGAAGGCGTCGGTCGCCAGGGTGATGGCGTCGCCCGCCAGTGCCCGGCCGAAGTCCTCGTCGCTGACCTTCTTCGCGTCCGCCTCGTCCTTGCACAGGCAGTACAGCACGTCCGCAAGCATCACGGGGTCGCCGACGAGTGCGCCCAGCGGCTTGAAGCCGTCGTCCACCAGCTTGTACAGATCGACGTTGAGCAGTCCCCGGACGCGCTTGATCGCCGCGACGTTGATGGCGATGGTCCAGGTCCGCCCCGCGTTGTCGGTGAAGGTCCGCATCGGTTGCTCCCGGCGTTTCACTTGGCCACACGGATCGGGATCGGGACCGGCTTCCAGGCCTCGTCGTCATCCGTTCCCTTGGGCCGGGTCCGCTGGGCGACTTCCGCCGAGCAACCCCACATCGACACCCTGCGGCCCATCCCGCTGGTGCAGCAGACGACCGAAACGAGTTCGTTCGTGTCGCTGCGGAAGATGCCGCCGCCGGAATCGCCCGAGGACACGCTCAGGCTCATCCGCAGCTGGCCCTGGCCGTTCTCGCCCTCGACGACCGTGCCGTCTTCGCGGTTGCCCGGCCGGTCCACGCCGTAGCCCATGTGCCAGATCGGCGTTCCCGGCTCGGGGTTCTTGGCGGCGATGAGGGCGTAGGGCAGGTCCGCGACCTCCTCCTCGGTCACGCACCAGGCCACGTCGGGCGTCCGGTGGTGGGCGACCACGCGCAGGCCCAGCGTCCGACCGTCCTTGAGGGTGAGCGTGCCGCGCTGTCCCACGCCCGAAACGCAGTGGGCGGCGGTCAACACGTCCCAGCGGCCGTCGGGCCGGCGCGGGCCGATCACCGTGGCGGTGCAGCCGGCGTTGCCGAAGCGGATGCGGCCCAGGGCGCCCGCCGGGTCGAGCTTGCCGCCGCCCGGCGGCTCGGGGTCGGGCTTCGGCGGCGCCGGCGGGGCGGGAGGCACCGGCTGGCAGTGCTCGATCTCCACCGTGACGCGCGCCTCGTCCACCTGCAGGCCGTCGCCCACGGCCCGAATGACGAGCAGCTCGACCTCATAAGTGCCGGGGTGGGCGGCGAACTCCAGGACGCCGCGCGGCGCGGTCGCGCGCTCGACGCCCTTCGACGGGTGGACCCGCCACAGGAGGGCCGCCTTGGCATCGACGCCCTCGGCCTTGAGCCGGACGAGCGAATGCGGCTTGTACTTCGTCTCGCCCGTGATGCGGATCGTGTCGGCGTGGGCCGCGACCGGCGCGAGGGCGAGGACCAGGACGGAAG